CCATCAGAGATACACTCAAAGTGGAAAAGATCAAACTCAGTGCCGCCAAATGGTTGACTGATGAATTTAGTCGTCTTAGGTGCAGCATACCTTGTATCAAATCGTCCGTACAATTCATTAAAGCCGCCCGATACCGTTGCACCTGCACCAGTAACACTTGCAGCAGAACCAGAGACAAGGGCAATACTTCCAGGTGCAGTTCCAACCTGAGCAAGTTCATCTTCGACTGAATAATCCCAGTATAATAAGTGTTGTTCCTCAGCGAACATATCTGGATCTGTATTCAATACCTTTCCAACATAGTAAGCATCGTTTGGATCGAGTGAAGCAGTGTACATTCTGTAACCATTTACACCATCGTCATCGCCAAAGGTTTGACCCTGCGAAGAAAAGATACCAATCTTAAATCTTCTGCTTGCATCGTGCTTAGCAAGATCATCTGCAACACTGTTTTTTGCTACCGCAAACTCGTCGGTGTTAAAGATAAATACGTTTGATCCGGTTGTTGTCATAATACCAGCACGAATCAAGAAAGCAGTATCAGAAGCAATAACTGCGGCAGTGTCACCACCGGAAAGAGCGGCAGTTTTTACAAGTGTACCATTTGCGTTTGCAAGTGCAATAGAATTTCCTGCTGTACCCGCTGAGCTTGCCCTGAGGGTAATTTTTCCAGCGCTTGTTCCTGCAGAAGCAGTAATACCAGCGACACCACTCGATAAGTTACCGCCAATGTCAATTGTACCACTATCTGTTCCAGAGTTTATCGCTGCGATAATTGCAGCTGCTCTGATTTCGGCATGAGTTGAATTTAATGGCGCGTCGCCGCCGATGTCAATACCAATTGCGTCTGCGCTACCGCCACGAGCTGTCGAGGCGTCAGTAGTTGAGAACGTAATCGTCACAGCAGTACCTGTTCCACCTGCAGCTACAGGAACTGTAATCGTAAGCGAGTTTAAGTTATTTGCACTGTTGAAATCAATCGCGTCAATTGCAGATGCGGCAGTATCTTTTTCTCTTACACCAGGGAAAGTATCATTATCCGTAAATACTGGAAAACCAATATCACTGTTTGCTGGGATTGTGTGCTTTGCCGTAAGGAAAACTACGCCGCCAGGCTTTTGGCCGGTCAGAGTTGCCTTCGTTCCAGTTGATTGCACCTTGAATCCAGCATTTTTAACAATGCCGCCTAAAGATGTGTTTGCAATGTCACCAGTAGTTGAGTTTGCACCTGCGCCAAGTACACGAGTAAAGGTTACAGCATTTCTATGCTTTAAAAATTCTTTAACAGCGTATGGCCCAAATTGCTTTGGGTTAAGACTTCCAAATCTTGTTTCAAAGTCACGAAAGTTTCCAACAGTGACAGGCACAAAAGCCGGCCCAAAGTCGGAGGTACCAATGACACCAGCAGGTGTTCCTAATTGTGCTCCAGTTCTTGTCGAAAGATCGATTTCCTGTTCAAAGAAACCGGGACTTCTAAATGTTTGTTCAGCCATATTTGTATCTCCTAGTCATACCTATAAGTATTCGTTAAGTATTGATAAATTAGTCATTCAGTGTAATTAAATTGTGGACCTGCTCGCCGTGACGAGACTTTCTTGTTTTTAATAGCACCGGACGAAATGAAATTTCTCCAGTAAACGGATCGACGAACTTTTCAAGCCGAGTAAATTCTGTGCTTGAACCCTGTATTGCGCTTGTATTTGTGCCGCCGATAGAAAAATCTGCTGAGCCATCTACAGCCATATCGCCGGCGATTGGTGAAGCAGCACTTGAAGCACCTAGGCCAGCAGATGGTACTGTTCCACCACCTATTGCAGCACCCGGAAGAGGATCAGTGACAGACTCTAAATCTTCATTGATGTAATCTTTGGGTCGACCGCTTACGATAGCTACCACGCTTTGCTCATTGGAATTGTTTAATTTTGTATCAAACGAAATGTTTGGTGCTGACACTGTTCTCCTCACCGTACTTAAAGAACCAGGGAAATCAGGATTAATTATGTATCCATTTACGGAAATACTGAAATTGTACTTAACTATTCTCTCAGCTTCCGTCATTGAATCAAAATTCAAGTCACCATTTAGCCCTTTATCAACATAGGCAACAAACCAATATCCTTTGTCAGACTCAATTCTAAAAGATCTTCCAGAGTTGTGAGTGTAGCTTGTGATTAATGCCTCTAACATGTCGTTCATTTGCTGCAAGTACTGTGCCCAAAAAGTAATTTCGTATGTTGCACTGAAGTATCTTGGGTTTGGCATGCTAAGTATTTCTGTTACAGGCGAACTTAGTTTGTTTGTCACATTTTTCAAACCTAGCGCGTTTCTTCTATAACCACGAACAGATGCGCCAGTATGTTTTTTTTCACTTACAACATTTGGCTGGTTTAGAAGACCCTCCGCATTGTTTGCATTATGGACATCAACAGAATCAACAAACTTTCTTCTTTTAATTTCGATTTGGCCGCCGGCACCGGATGTACCAAAACCTGCAGGATTTGCAGCTTGTTCTAAGCCTGATCTTAATACTGAAACGAGTGGCAATATTAGAGCTCCGCTTCGATCAGTCAACGGTTTATTTCTTCGCAATATAAATGCTCTTTCACCGGTAGCAAAAATTACTGGTATTCGCTCTGTATTGTCTTTGACGTTTACAAACAACGGCAATTGTTGATCAAACAACTTAAATACTGCACGATCAACGTCCTCGATACCGCAAGATGGAAGTTCAAAACTATCAGGGATATTTCCGGCACGAAATAATGAGTTAGACGACAAAGGAGACATGTCTGGTTTGTTATATCTAGTAGCCATTATGAATCTCCATAAAACGATGATTTTGAAGGACCTGATGGCTTGACTTCTTTTGCACCAGTTTCTGGGGCGGGGATAACATTGTCTTGTACAAGCTCTCTTCTATCACCTTTGTTTGAGTCACCCCTTTGCTGCTCAAACCCTTGTTGTACTGCATCCGAATCAGTATATATTTCTTCAGTCGGGCCAATAGCTTTGACATCGATCTGACCTTTTCTTGCTGTTTTACCCATCAAAACATAACCAGTGTAATGTTCTATCTGTCCATATATCATAGAATCGTATTTTGTTGACACAATTTCAAAAAAGTTGTCACCAAAAGAGAAATAATCACCCTCTCTTATTTCCAGGCCGCGATCAATAACATCTCTGTAATGAATGTATGCTGAGATGTTGTAGGTTGAGTGATGACCAAAACGGTCAGTATTAATTTCTTTTGCAGACCATTCTAGTCTTGCATCGATTTCAATCGGTGGATCAAAAACTTTATCGATAGCTTCTTCGTAGACGTCATGCACTTTTGTAATGTCTTCCCTTACAGGATAATAATAAATTACCTGCCCAATAATGTCTTTGTGTATCTCTTTTGTTAGATCGGAAATCAAATCGATTTCTCTTGGTGTAATAAATAATCTTGCCATCAGGTATCTCCTAGCCTACGGTTATGCATTTACCTAACGGAATGGGTACTGTCTTTAAAATTGTCTGAATGTTTCCTGCTTCTGTTGCATGTGATTCGATTAGTTTGTCATAGGTCAGTGAATCAAACATTTCTCTTAGCTCAGTTCGCAGTCTTTCTTTCTCTTCTTTTCCGGATGATAACAAATCGGAACCATTTAAACTTAAATCTCCATTCGGAATTGGCACACTACTAAACTTAGATCTAACATGGCCGAGTATTTCTTTTGAACAGGCTAAAGTATATTGTCTAATCCATTGTCGTCCCATTGAGTTTATGGCACTATAAGCAATGTTGCCATAAGGTAGATTACTTGGATTTGATATACCATCCAATGTTTCATCTGTATAGGATGGATTTAATCCATCGTTTACAAAGCCAACCTGTAGCCAAAGGTTTTTTCCAGACGATGCTGAAGTTGGTCGTGGGAATATTCGGAGTTTAGTACCAATTAATTGATAACTAAAGTTTGATCTTCTGACTCTGTTGGAAATGTCCATTTGTTGTGCGCGCAGGACGTCCTCAAAAACGGGTAGTACATAGAACACAGTTTCTGGCGTAAAGGACTCAAAAGAAAATTCATTGTTTAGATAGTTGATTGCTGAAGTTGTATCAAAGAATCTATATGCAGCTTGTGGATTAAAGTGGTAAACTTCAAATATTCTCATCTTAGTTTTTGGTGAGTTGACAGAATTATCAACAACTAAATTACCATCACCATCCTTTAGCTCCGTATATATGTCATAATCTTGTTTTGACGCACTTAGAACTAGTGAACCACTTACCACATTATGTGAACCACCGATTGCGGCATGGGTTGCGTAAGGCTCTGCCTTGCGCATTAAAAACTCAAGTGTCTCCCTTGGAAAACGTGCTTCGGACCCCGACAAGGATCCAGTCGCACCGCCTAACAAGTTTGAGATTTGCGATTTTGTCATGTACTCGTTTACAAACTTGCCGTATTCGAATACCGATTCCTCAAAACATGCCCAA